GCCTTGACGGCGTCTTCGCCCGACACGGCGTCGCGTACCTTTTCCCAATTCGGGCTTTGTTCGTCGTAATTCGGATTAGTTGAATTGACCGGCATCGTTATCTTCCCCTTATTCCTTTTCGGCTTGCGCCGGATTTCTTGTTGTAGATCCGATAACGAACTTCGTCCGCAATGTGATCTTCCGAATCAGTGTCAACGTCATCAATGTCTTTGTCATCGCGCGGCAAAACGGGAACGGTTCGAATGAATTGTCGGCAAGTCGTGAAGACGAATATTCCCGGATCTTCACGCGGGGTTGTTCGTTCCACTTTCTCGCCTTCATGATCCATCACGTATGGAAGCGCCGCCTTGATAAGCGTTCGCAGTTTTTCCCATCCGTTCTTGCGTGAACCGGGTCGTTTATCCGAAGCGGTCCATCGAACTTTTTCCTTCGCCATATCGTCGCCGATGCTCATGTTGTTTTCAACCGAAAAGATGGAAGAGTCCGCCGGCCCCGGCTTCACGGTCCGGTTCGGGAATATCTTCTTCTCAGCGGCAAGGATATTTCGCGCGACTTCCCGCGCGGTCATCTTCTTGCCTTCGTTGGGCGTTCCCGTCCATCCGTAAAGTTCCGCCACGCGATACAAATCGCCACGGACCGAATGAAGGGTCTTCCCATTCGGTAATTGTACCACCGAACCATCGCTTTCTGCCCACCATCCACAAGACCACGGCTTCGACGATCCCCAGTCGAAGGAACGATCGATCCGCCAAGACGCCGGAATCGGGAACGGTTCGACAACATTATGCTTCGCATCCCATATGTCATCCACCATCCCGCCGGCCGTGATATCCCATGATCCATCAATCCAGGCCGCCAATTCGGACGGGTTGCGCGCCGCTTGCCGAAGCTTGTTTTCATAGTCGGGGTCAGCGTGAAGCAAAACGATGTTTTCCCGGAGTCGCCCCCGGATCGCGCATCGGGCGTTCGCCATCCGTTCGCGTTGTGTTTCGCCTTCGCCCGGTATCACCGCCCCGCATCGACGGGTTTCGGGGATCGGTAGATGGAAGCGCGTCTTCACCCAGTTGTGACCGATGCCGTAAGGGTTCGTCGTTGCTCGATATTTGCGCGGCATTCCCGGACGGGTTGAACGGCAACATGACATCATCACCGTGTAGCAATCGGGCGAATTCCACGTCGTCAATTCTTCGAAGCCTACCCACGGGTAAGCGTGACCGTGATAGTTGTCGTAATCGGACGATCGTTCCATATACCGAAGAAGAAGTTCTTCGCCGGTCGGCCATTTCCAAGTCATTGTTGATTCGTTGAATGTCGCGTGTGGAAAGATGCGCTTGAACCATTTCTTCGACTTGGCAACGACATCCGTCAGTTGCTTGTACGTTTTGCGAAACAAGATCCCGCGCCAATCAGCACCGAAGCCACAGTCAACGTGTTGTGCAAAATCCATCAGCAACGCATCCGTTTTGCCCGGACCGCGTGTCCCTTCATAGAGAACTTCGAAGACCGGGCATTCAAGAAACGCTTCTTGAGAACCGGGCATCGGAGCCCAAGCGGGGAAGGAATGAATTTCGTCATCAGCGTCAACGATGACGGCCGTCATTGATTCTTCAACAACGCGCCAATCAACACGAAGACCTTCTTCACCTTGCATCATTGTACGTCGACCACCTTTCGCCGTGATTCAGGAAGCGCGGCTTTCCTTGCGCCCCATCTCAGTGAGTGATACCACGCCCACGCCCGGAACCATGACATCCCGCGTTCGATAAGCATAACGCGCATCAATTCGTCCGCATAGGATCGCTTGCTTTGCGGCAACAACCCCATCCGCATTAGTTGATACAACGCATCGTGAACAAGCGACGGCGTCATCGTGTTGGGCGTGTCGAACGTCGGTCCGGACGGCCCATCCCAAGCGTACCCTTCGCGGATCGTCAACAACCCATCTTCGCGAAACGTGATCCAGTGCGAATCATAGTTCTTTCCCGCGCGCCGCGGGATCATGAATTCGAACGATTCCGACAGTTGGTATTTGTAGCCTTTTTTGTATTTCACAAATACAACCTTAACCATTTCTCAACAGAGTTCAAGGGGACGTGATAAAGCATGAAGTCAACGAATTGAAATTGTGTTCCGTGACCGGCAACGATGATCGCGCAAACGGAACCGTTCGGCCTTGTCACGGGACCGCCCGATGAACCGGGAAAGCCGGACGCGCTAAACCGTCGACCGCCCGATGCGAATCCTTCCGTCAGGTATGGACCTTGGCCCATAGGATAGCCGCAAAGAAACAACCGTTCCCCGAAGGCCGGCGCTTTGAAGTCCAGCATTCTACAAAAGACCGGCTTCATTGAGATGAACGACAAGATCGCCGCATCTTCCTTGGGGTGAACCGAAACCAATCGGCCCAAGGATAGCTTTCGGCCATCGTCATGCTTTACACTATACCACGGAAGAAGGCCGCCGGGAAGAACCGTTCCGGGTTCAAGTGTGCAGTGTTTCGCGGTCAGGAAAGAGATGCGCCAATACGCGCCGGTCGGTTCGCAAGCAATAGGGAACGCCGTTCCCGATCCCATCCCCGAAATGTCAAGCTTCCAAACGTTCGCCGCATCCGTCAGTGCGTCGACGGCCTTTTCTACAGGAACGACCACCGTCACGCGTTGAACCACCGTCGGCCCAAGCAACCCCGCGTTTGGCCTTTCGGCATAATCAAGCCCCGCCGATGCTATCATAACAACCGCGGCCATTGCTACCACTGCGATGAATGCAAGTGCGCTTTTCATAGAAGCGCCTTTCTTGTTGTGGCCCATCAGTCCGTCGGAATCATTGCCGGCCCATCACCCATCACCCTATAGGCAGTTGTGAAAGTTAAGTCCGAAAGAAAGGCGTCTTTCACAAGAACGCCAAATTGCCGAAGATCCTTCGCGCATTGTTTTTTGAGTTCGTGAGGAATAGCCCCCGTCATAGCTTCGCGCGCTTCTTCGAATGTTCGTGATGTAATAGCTACAACGACGGCGAATTGAGCAGCATCGCCGATCGTTTCTTCGACATCCCATGTATCGACGATCGCTTTTCGAACGTTGTTGATTTCATAAACTATCACCGCCGACGTTGCGATTGTTTGGTCATCGGTTGTCGTCAGCGTTTGAGTGTCAAGCCGCATTGTTTGACGTTTGGTCGGTAGCTCTTGAACTTCGGTGACGATGGGCCAATACCAATAAAGCCCCGGCTTGATTTCCCGGACCTTGCCCCCGCGCTTGAACTTGATGCCGGCGTGATTCGCCTTCATGTTGTCAAGGTGAGGGACAAAGGAGATGAACAGTTCGACAAGATCGCCGATCCAGGATAGGAAGCCCATCAATCGCCTTCTTCGTCATCGTCGCCCAAGCCGTCAAGGTCGACGATGATATCCGGACGGAACGCCATCAACGCTTCTTCTTCAACGATCTTCGCAAGGCCGATGATTGTAGCGGGATGGCCGTGGCTGGAAGAACGAAACGCGTTCCCGTCGCAATCAGGAAGGCCGCATTCGCAACGACCAGCGGCCGCGATTAGATAGCCGGACGGATAGCGCCGTTTGAGTTCAAGAAGTATTTCTTCCATCGACAACATTTGCGCCGCGGTCATTGAATCCGGAACTTCATTGTTTGGGTCTTGGCTTTGATTCGACATCTATCGTTCCCCCATGTTTTTTGGACCAATCTTCGATGGTTTCTATTGTACCGCCCAGAACAAGAACGCCGCCGGTCACAGCATGATCGACCGAAACCTTTTCGCGGAATTCTGGACAATGTCGCTTCACCAGTAGTTCAAGCAATCGATCGGAGTATTCGATGGATTCGCCTTGATCGATCCGTTGCCCTTTGTAATAGATCGGTCTTTCGACGCCCTTCACGCCACGCCGATGAACTTCAGCGCGAAGCGTGTCTTTGTATATTTCCATCGCTTCGTCGAAAGCATCCGAAAGCTTCCGATTCTGTTTCCGCGCCAAATCCATTTCGGCCCAAGTGATACCGGCCGATTTGCAGGCATCCATGATCCGCCCCGTTTCGGCAATCACGGACAAGAACACGGGAAGCGCAAGTTGCAATTCTAGCGCGGTCTTTCGTTTTGTCGGCTTCTTGTCTTCCTTCAAGTGTCTTCCGTTCCGTTCGATAGTTCGCGGGTCAAGCGTCAGGTTCAATCGTACAGGCCGCAAGCGCCCTTGTCTTGGCTTTTCTCCGACGGTTTGAGTATTGACCGGGATGCGATGGCGCGACGCGTTCACGGCGATTCTATGGCCGTTCCACAAGCCCAAAAGAGCAGGTTGGATGAAACGGTCAGGATGGATGGTAGGTCGGCTTTTGTAAACCATTCTACATCCTCAGCTTACCATACCCATCATACATTTCATACCCCATATATATAGTTGTGTGTGTATGCATGTATATATATACGGCGTATATGTGGGGAATGAAACGCGCGAGCACGATGAAGGATGGAACCCCCTTTTCCCGTCGCAACTCCGCTACTCCCTTGGGCTTAAAGCCCATCCATGTTGAAATCGAGGTCGGATGAAACCCCCATCCATGACGGATGCGCCTACAGCCTATGAAGGATGCGACACGGACCATCAAAAACAGCCGACGCCCCGAGGAGGGAAAACGCCGGCCGCCGAACGAATGTCATTGTTGCGAAGTCTAAAGTTCTTGTCGCTTGCCGGCCGCAGCTTCCGCGCCGATCCGTTTGATGTTTTGAAGGGTCGCCACGATCGGCATCATCTGCCCAAGCAATTCTTCGACTTCGGACGCCCGAACATGAAGCCCCGTTCCGCCGTCCGTTCTATGGAACAGCGAAAGCAAAAGGTTCAACCGCTTGCAATCCACGTCATCGAATTCCAGCGTCAACCAATCTTGAGGCCCCGCCGACAAATCATCAAGCCCAAGCCAAGAAACATTTTCCATCGCCATCACTTCACCGCCGTTCGAATTAGTGCCGCAAGTTCTTGAATTTCCTTTTGCGCGTGTGGATCTTCACGCAACCGAAGAACACGTTCAAGCGCATCGGGGGTGAACGTCGCAAAGACCTTTGTCATCATTGAAACGGGAAGCATTGTTCGCGCTTGTTCCGGTGCAACAACATCTTTGATGATCCCCCACGACATCAACGATTGCGTCAAGGCCGCTTCAGACCATCCGTTGCATCGTTCTTGTTGCCCACGGTCAACGTCATCGCCCGATCCTTGTTTGATCGATCCTTGTGGGCGTCCGCGCCAAGCTTTCGGTCGCCAGAATTCGGGAGCCGCATCAACGTATCGACGGGAAACTTCATTGTAAACAACGCCGACGTTCGAACGCATCAGTTGCCTTGCAACAAAGATCGGCATTTCGAGCAACAACGAAACCGATGGATCAGGCCACCAAATCGGATGCTTCAACCGCATCCCAGAGTCTTCACCGAACGGTATTCCCGGCCCGACACGAACGGCGTCATATGACAACGGCGCAAAGCCGCGGATCATGCCAAGAACATCAAAGTCGATGCCCGGCGGGGGATTCGATAGCCATCCCCATAGCGAATTCGAGATGAACAATTCATATTCACCGTTGCCCGGTGCAATGTCCGCGCCCGGTGAATCATTCGCCCAGAACACAAGCGGCATCAGGTCTTGACCGATGGGCACCGTGAAACTAAAAGTGAAGCGCGGTTGTGCAAGCGGGGTCCAATGTCCGTGTTTTGCAAGGTAACGAATCAGCTTCCCATCCGCTTCCGTGTCGAACGTTTCCATCGTCTTCGCTTTGTCAAACGAAACGCGCGCCGCATTGACCACCGTCAAGTCGGCTTCGTCGTGAGCGCAATCAATCAACGTCGCTTTCATCATACCGTCACCGAAGTTGCAAGGGCCGCTTCCGCGCGCCCGAGTGCAATCGAACGTCCCGTTGCCCGACAAAATTGTTCTTTGTCACCGCAAAAAGCATATCCGCGCGCGACTTCGTTTCCGTCGTCGTCTTCAAGAATGCAAAGCGTGAAGGCCGATGACGCTTGCGCCGCCGATGCAAGCCATCCGCGGTGTTGTTTTATCTGCCCATGTGTCACCGCCCAGAGAACAGCGGCCGCCAATCTAAGATGGTATTTGTTGCCGTCACGTTCACGGCGCGCGTGATGGTACTTCTCAAAAAAAGGATTCATGATGGTTTCCCTTCTGTTTTTTGGAACAGTTTTTGATTCTCGCATTTCAAGTTCGCGATCTTCTGATTCAATTCGCTAATCTTCATCCGAAGTCGTTCGCCTTCTTGTTCAAGCGACGCGTTCTTGTTGTCGGGATAGATCAATCCCGTTCGGCCGCGTTCTTCGGTCCGCTTTTGTTGTTCGCGGAAGACCTTTTGTTCTTGATCGCTTGCAAGGCCGACGGCTTCGGCGATCGCTTCTTGTTCAGTTGCGAAGACCTTCTTCGCATAATAAACGGTTCCGGAACCGACGCCGGTTTCTTCCATCATATATGAAATAGTGTCTTCGGCGTTAGTATCGACGCGGATGCTTCCGACGGTCATTCGTTCGCCGCGCGGTTCTATCGTGAAAACAGCAACGCGCCCATCGCTATTGTTCCATCCCTTGTCGCATGTTTTGCAACCGGTCTTGAACGTGTCACCGTTTGGGCAAGTGACCGACCATTGCTTCGAACCCAAGCAATTTGGGCATTCGATAAAGGTCGAAAGGTTCTTCAAGGAAGCAACGAAAACAGTGTCGCCGATTTCAAATTGTGGTTGTGGTAGTTTCAATCGCATAGTCCTACTCTCAGAAAGAAAAACGGCCGGAACACCACAAGCGCCCCGGCCTAGTCATTTGTTGCAATCATTCATGATCGATGGAACGGGGTCTAGCTGATTTGTACCTCATTCATGATCGCTTTGCAAAGCCTCATTTCGGCAAGCGCCGTGTCTTCGATTTGCGAATCTAGCATCGCAAGCGCATCGCCACAAGAGCGTTCAAAGTATTGCGCGCGATCGTCGCCTTCGTTGAACAGCACATCCGAAACCGGTGCAATGTTGGTCGAAACGGCAAGGTTCGTCGCAAGGATGATTCGAGCGCCGGCGTTGTGCTTCAACGCCAACAACGCGATGACCGTGTCAACAAGTCCCGCGTATTCTTCAACGTGATTCATCGTTTTCCTTTTGCCTTCGGAGCGGGAACGCGCCGTTCGGCCTTTGAAGTAATTAGTCGACGAATCAATTGATCTTGAACTTCAACCGTCGATCGCAACAAGCGCAGTTCACGCAGAACCATTTTCCGCCACGGATCAGAAACCGCGACAAGTGCTTCTTCGCCGTCGTCGGCAACAACGACAACAGCGGTTTCGCCGGACATCTTCGGATGGTGCAACATATGAAGAACATGAAGTTCCGCAACGATTGCTTCCACTTGTTCCGCAAGGCCGGCAACCGTTGGTCGACTAGCCTTCGCCATCATGATCCCCATCGCCGGTCATTTGTGCTTCGGATGCCGCGGCTTCAAGAGCGGCCGCGGTTGTATCACGTTCGAAAGCAATTTCGGCCGCGGTACGAACGACGGTCTTTTCATCTTCGTAAACGGTAACGGCCGGAACGATCAAACCACCGTCGGCGCGCTTGCCTTGATACTTCGCAACAAGGGTCGCGACTTCCGCCGCATTCGCGGTCGACGTTGCGGTTTTGGTTTCGCGGTTCTTCAGGAAGATGATTGTTCGCAACCGAACGATCGACAGTTCGTCGCCGGTTTCGGAACAATCCATTGTTCCGCGTTCTTCACGTTCCATCA